AAGATTGAAGCGACTACTGATGGAGCAGAAACAGGCGTTTTAGATTTAATGGCGTCAGAGGCTGGTACAAGTGCCAGTCGCATTCGTTTATTTGGCAACAAAGTTGGAATTGGAGAGGCCGTCCCAGCATTCCCGTTGCATGTCACCACTAGCGTAACTTCAACGGCGTTGCAGATTGAATGCACAGCCAATGATGCAGCTAGTGGCGCAGATATTACGTTGTATCACCACAGATCAGACGCAGCCGGGCAAGATGCTGATCTAATCAGTACGTTGTTTTTTCGCGGGAAGAATGACGCTGGAACCCCTGCAGATGTTGATTATGCAGCTATTGAGGCAAGCATTGTTGACGCTAGTGACACGACTGAGGATGGAGCGTTAAAGCTTGAAGTCCAGGTTGCTGGGACGATAACTACGCGCATTGAATTAAACGGAGCAAACATCGGGTTCTTTGGGGCGGCTGCTGCTGCTCAGTCAGCTCATGTAGCGGACATCACAACATCTGCAACATCTGGGGCGTTGCCTGCTGCTAATGACACCAACACAATTGCAAACGCTGCAGCTCCAACGAATGCTGAGCTACTGCAGTATTGCGTGACGCTTGAGGCGAAGGTTGAGGCGCTTCTACTATTCGCTAGTGCCCATGGCCTGATGGCTTCTAGCTGATGCAACGACCTGACCCAATAATCTGCGGAAAACCGGGCGCAGAAGACATTGAGGCGAATGCCAATAGAGTCACATGGCTTGAGATGCTCTATTTGCACGAAGGCCGCGACAAAGTTGATCACCCTCAGCGCGGTCTATACACGGGGCTTTTTAAGAAGCATCATCTATGGCTTCCTGGTAGTGACGAGAACTGATTTTGTAGATCACATCCAAAACCGTCCATTGACTAGGGCGGTTAATGTACCTACGGAAAACGTTTTCTCTTTCAACAATGATCAAAGCATTTGCAGTAGCTGTTTCTGGTGTTCTCGCTGGTTCAGCTGCCTTGGCAGGCCCTTATGTGAACGTCGAGAATAACGCTGGTTATTCAGGCGGCGACTATTTAGGCGCAACCACAGATTTCCATGTTGGATTTGAAGGCGGCGAAGGCGTTTACAGCTACTACGCTCAGGGCGGTCCAGCTTTTGTCTCACCGCAGGGTGAAGACGGTGAGTTTGAACTGTCCGGCAAGATTGGCGGAAACGTCCAAGCAACAGAACAGTTTGGCGTTTATGGCGAACTAAGCTTCATCACTGCAGATGAAGACCCTTCTGTTGGGTCCAAGATTGGCGTGAAGTACAGCTTCTAGCTATAACTGGCTTAGGTTTCTCACACAGGCCGACAAGAGGTTCCCGTAAGGGGGCCTTTTGTTTTATCTGGAATCATCATGCAAAAAGTTTTTAACGTTCTGTCTGTTGCAGGTTTTGTCTTGTCAGCAGGCATGGTCGCTGGATCGGTGATGCTGTACACCCGCATTCCAGCATTTACGAAGTTTTACATGAGTGAACTAAAGCTTGAGTTAACCAAGGTTATGACTGACATGGTGCCAGCAGTTGACGACGTAATTCCTGAGTTGCCATCAACTACAGGGCCAGCCATCGAAACGCCTAAGCTTCCTTTCTAATTAGGTGCCTGAGATACCTGAGATTGGTGTGGGGCGTATTGGCGTTCCGGAAATACCCACTTGGAGAAGTATTCCGCCGCAAAGCATTCCGTCTGAGCCACCAATCACGTTGATGCTGGGCTTTCCGGTTGCGAACATACCTGGCTGCGTCGAGACAAGAAATACACAGCCCGGCAACTTAGACGCTTACACCAATGACCCGAAGGGCAACTTTACGGTTTGCGATGGAACGATGCCATCGTTTCCTGCTGCGCTGGATTTTACGCCTGGCACGCTGACTTATTCACGAGCCAAGCCGCCAGCGATAAGCCCTGAGAAAAAACCGGCTGACAAGCAACCGGCTGAGTCCCCTTTGCCAGACGTTCCTCCAGCGCCTGACATCCCAAATGTAGGCACAGAGCTGCCATGTCCGCCACCCGACGCAATACCTATAGGCGCAAAAAATAAGCTTCAGACTGCTGTTGTTATTGGTTATGAGCGTGTCAATGGAGAATGCCAAACTCAGTTCAAACCGCTGGACTTACCAGCGATTCTCGGCAACCATTTACCTGGCACGCCTGTTGTGGTTACGACTGCAGCGATTGCGGTTGTCGCGACATCAGCGGCAGTCATAGCCAAACCCTTAGGCGATGTCTTACTGAAGACGATCAAGCCTTTAGTTAAAAAGACGATCAAGAAAATTAAAGGGAAGCTGGGCAAGAAAACTATTGCTGAGTCTGCCTGGCAGCGTCGTCGCTTTCAGAGGTCTTTGAAGAAGTAGGTATTGAATGGATGTGGGGCGGCAATACGCCAGGCGGATTGACTAAAACAACATCAGCGCAGATTTGAAAATAAGGCGAGGCCGGGTGAAAACTGATGCCTTCTTTCATCAGGTCAGCGCAGTTTCGCAACCTAGCTATTTCGTAATTGAGACGTTTATCAGCAAGCGCAGCATCCATCAACTCAACTTGCTTTATTGCCGCTTTGCGACAAGTGCGGATATGGCTGCGATCTAACGGAATTGAGATCTGTGCAGTGATGCCACCATTGACTGAGAAGTTGGTTTTCTGGCCTGTTCTGACTGGTTTTCTAAACAAAATGCGGCCTGGATTGTCAGGTCTGCCGTCTGGAATAGGGTTGCCTTCTGGGTCAAACGCTCCAGTAATGTCAAGCGTGTCATAGACAGGTTCGTTGTAATACCGTTCATATGGATCAGACCAGCCAGTCGTTGAACTAATAAAAGGATTGATCGTCAGACTTGCACCTTGGCATTGAACTCCGTTGATGACGGATGCAAAGGTTTTGCTTGGAACGACCTGTACAGCCTGGTTTGTAACTGAGCCGCTACTGTTTGCGACTGGAGCGGCAGTACTTGAAACCTGAGCGTTAACCGGACCAGTGAATAACAGCAGAGCTGCTAAGACACGCTTCATTGTGTAAAGGTGCTGGTGGTCTCCGTAAGCGATTCGATGTCAGTTTCTCTATTAATTAGCGTGTGATTCATAAGGCCGGGGGCATTTAAAGTCTCAACAAAGGAAAAAGCAGCGCCTTTGTTAACTATATTCCAAGTTGGTCTTGATGCAGGATCCAGTCCAGTCCATTTGCTTGTAATGCCATTCAACGTATTGGTTGTTGTCGTCAAACTTTGTGGGGCAAGACCTGCAGAAGACTCTATATTTGTGCCGCTAGCTGTGTATTCATAACCTGTACGATATTCGTATGAGTTGATGACTTCAATCACCTTCGACGTTGTTTTTGTCGAGCTAGAGAGTGTTCCTTGCTGAAAGTTAGGAACAATTGGTACGGCTGCTACTGGAGCAGCCAAAAGCAACAACAGCAGTATTCTCATCTAATAGTTAGCTCCTGAATTACTTGTCCTATTGCCGTAGTACCAGCGTTACCAGCGGTGATTGTTAATGCACCATCGGTCGCAATCGTTCCTGCCAAAGTGCCAGCTACACCGCCTGCGGTTGTTGTTGTATTCCCAAAGATTGGCAATGCAGGAACAACGCCTGCGGTAACAGTTGTTGAAAGCACGGTTGGAACGTCATCGCCTTCTATGTACGACTCTGAATACGAAAAGCTGTCACCAGCAGTAGTAATACTGTAAGCGCCAGGAGTGTACCCAAGAGCAGTGCCGGAAGTAAGTGTCCCCAGCACAGGAGTAGTGTCCAGATCAACGTTGCTGCCAGATACTGCAAGTGAACTGGGTTGCCGAATTGATTGGGACGCTGCTCCATCAACAGTTAGCGAGATTGAAGATTTAATAGCGTGCGTTATGTCCGCTGATGCCGGACTTATCGCAAAAAACGTTAGGCACGATACAAAGAGGAAACGTCTCATTTGGGCTTGGACGTAGGGGTTTGTTCAGTAATTGTAGGCTCTTCTTTTTTCTTGCCATTGGCGCGTTTGATGTTGACGCCAAAGCTAGTCATCGTTCCAGTAAGCAGCGAAGCAGGAAAGGTTGGATCCATCGCTTTGACATAGCCCAAGTAGTTAAGGCTGAGCATTACGATCGACCATGTAAGAACAGCAAGTTTTACAAAATCCGCCAACGGCGTTGATTCCGGCTCTTGCTCTTCTTGCTTTGTCTGTTCTTCTGCCATGATGAATTAACGCTATTGGTCGAATGGTGGTGGAAATCTGGGCTGCTGTTGCTGGTGCGTCAATAGGC